AGGGGAAGCGGTGCAATGGAGTACTATGTATTTGATTGTTCTCATTTATTTATCTCATTTAATAACATCTGTATTTCTTCTTTCAGCCGTTCATTTTCAGCTTTCAATTCTATATTCTCATCCCTCATTTTCAGGATGACTGTTGATAATTTATCAATGTTTTCGGACATTCTTTTTACTTCATCTATCATTTTTAAGCAAGGTAAAAAGTTTATCCACCCTCTTACCCAACTCCGAAAGCATATCATGTATTTCCTTAATTTGAACGTCAATAGTACTTTGAACAACCATTTTAATATACATTTCCCTGTTTTGGTTCGCTTCTCTTTCTTTTGCTTCCCTTAGCTTTTCTAAGTGATTGAAATGCCCCCGTAGATAGGACAAGAACCCAATAATAGCAGCCAATAACGGAAGCCCTACAATGACTAATAGGTTGCCAAATTCAAGTATGGTAGATGTTGTTGTCATTTCTTTTTAAATATATCCTTTATTACCTGTGGGTTCTTTATAGCAAGTTTTATCAATTCAAACAATTCATACCAAGCCCAGCCTTTCTTTTTTCCGATGTGATCTCCTAAGTCTTTTTTCATCTTAAAATAGTCCTGAATAATAAATGTTCCAGATTTGTTCTTGCTCTGTCATGGTTTCTGTTCTAAAAGTGTAATCCTTTGATTTAATTTCTCAATGATTGCTTGTTGCTCCTGAATAGCTTTAACCAATAACCAGGTCATATCACTTGCATCTACTTGTAGCAACTCCTGTTCCTTACCGTTCAGTTTCCCTTTGTAAGTAGATACCATTTCGGGCATGATCAATTTAAGTTCCTGAGCGATTGGAGATAAGTGTTTTTTAGTTTGGTCAAACCCTGATGCTTTATTGAAGTACCATGTTTTAGGCTTTATTTGGAGAACTTCTGCAAGTCCTTTGGAATAATCCCCAACATTCATTTTAAGCCTTAAATCAGAAGGATTAATCCATGCCGTTCCTGACGCTTTTGTTGCGTTGTTCCCTGCAATAGTTAGGTCGCCCGATGAATTAACTATCATGGCATCTAAGTTATCAACCCTAAAATCTAATGTCCCAGTTGAAGGTACTTGCAGATATAAGTTATTTGCATCACCTGATGCTCCACCAAACATACCGAGCATACCTGTTAATGAGGTCGAACCGTTAAATGAAGCGTAGCCGTAGTTTGATATAGCACCGAACTTAATATCATTTGTTCCTGCATCAACTGTTGCGCTTGTTGTGAATGTTGGAGTTGTGATAGATGGGGAAGTGTTAAATACGGCTGAACCTGTGCCTGTTGTAGGTACTCTACGAACTGTTAAATCTATTGCCCTATGAACCATAACGGAATCGGCTGCATCGCCTACCAATAAATTACCTACTTCAAGCTGACCTCTTGTGTATATTGAGCCGTTATTTCTTATAACAGCGTATTCTGTTGCATTGTTATTGAATACTGCTAATTTACCGCTACCTTGTTGTGTAACTGCAAAAGGTTCTAATGTACTATTTGCAAGTGCTGCAAGTGCCATGCCCCCTGCATTTGTACTTGTAGCTTGTATTGCTGCTAATCCAGTCGTTCCATAAGTAACATCTACATTATTAGAAATAGTCTGTGTTCCAGTCCATGACTTATCTCCTGCTATTCCTGTCTGATTAGTACTCGTCAACACCACCCCGCTCAATCCTGAACCGCTTCCTGTTGTAGTTAAATAAGTATTAGCATCAACACTTCCATCTGCTTTTAAAAACTGAGCCGAAGTTCCACCTGATTTAATTAATGAATCTGCCCTTAAACTATTTGAACCTAAATTAACATCTGCACTTGCCCCTGTATAGGGTACGTATGCACCATTTAAAGCATCCCAAACTGCATTTTTTGTCGGAGGTTGTAGTTTACCGTTCCACGCTGCATCGTAGGCTTCGTCAGGAATTGTAATAATAGATGAAAAGGTTTTTGATCCTGCAATCGTATCAGCCCCCGTAGTCAGCACCCCTCCTGTTGTTGCCGTTACTTTATGAAGTCTGTAATTTCCTGCTGAATAGCTTAATCCGTTTGCAGTACCTCCAAGACTTATGGCTGATGTGCCGAGAGTAGGCGAAAACGTACTCGGATTAGTCCAAATAGATTTTTTAAGCGTGGAATTGTAGACTGGCACAAACCCATTAGTAGGAGCATTGACATTGACCAATGTATCAAGCCCCAAAGACCCAAACGACCCCCGAATAGTCCCCGTAGCCGAAGTCTTTTGAATCGTGCCGTTAGTTTGTGCATTAACCCATAAAGGGAGTAGTAGAATGATGTATAATAGCTTTTTCATGTTATATAAATGTTACTGTTATGGCTTCCGATGGCACCCCGCCTGTTATTTTCTTTGTCGTGTTATTGTAGAAGTACGGTGCAGTATTTCCTAATGAATCGTAAACTGTTACGCATGGGAATTCTCTGATACTGTTTGCCGTAAAATCGTATTCACCTGAACTGTCAAGACTTACCGAAAAAGTCCTCGAAAGCCTTGTTCTAATAGCCGCCACCGTACTCCTATATGTAACCGGATCGCCAGCAATAGCAACAATAATTATATCAGTATCAAGTAAATCCCGACCAATTACAGGGAAATCTTTAGTATATATTCCGTTAATTATTGCCATACTATTTTAATTTACAAATACGTAATTTCCACCCTCATCAACCGGTGTATCAACATCCTGATACCATACATTATAGGTAATTGGTGAATTGACAATTGCACCGTAACCTGTCAATGTTCCTGTAAATTTAATAAAATCTTCTGTACTTGCAGTCAATTCGATATTTTCCAAATAGGCCTGCCCAGCTTCGTTAATTAAACCATCGTCATCCTCTAATACCCATTCTACAAGTTCACGACCAATACCAATCTGCCTTATTCCCTCATAAGTTACAATTGCGCCATCCATAGTATAAACCGCTTCAAACGGGATCGAATATGAATGCCCGCGACCTATTGAAGTTCCAGCGCCGTTTTGCGTAGTTTTACAAGTCTTAATAAAAGAAATAGCTTCTGATAACCCTGTTGAAGTAAGGCATCCGATAGGAATATCATTTATGTATAGTATTATCATGGTCCTGATTTTATAGTCACTTTTGTTGTATCTCCATAATCGGGTTCTAGCGTATAATCTTGTGCAATCTCTGCATTTGCTATTCGAGTTAAAACCGCCTTGCAAGTGTTCGCCTGTAAATTATAACTTAAAGATACGGGCAGAAACTTCCCATCCAATAAATTTATCCTAAATACTGATAGCGGATTAAAATACCCGAATATCGTACCCTCATAGCTAATGAACGGCAAAGCATAAATACGCTGCATTTCCTCAACTGCAAGGCGTATCAATGGCTTATATGTTGCAAACGGGGCAGCTAAAACCGATTCACTTGCATATTTACGATACCAGTTCGATGTAAGTGTTGTTTGATCGGTTTCATACATCGCACCCATGTATTGAGCAATTTCAGCATCCCCGTTTAAAACCGTAATAGTATCAGGAACGAATGAATATTCACCTGTCTGGGTTGCCGTATGAATTTCACCGACCTGAACGCCTGGATCGTTAAACACACCTGCCGATATTTCAGTATAAACTATATCTCTGATAGTTCCTGATGGCGCAAGAATACGGAAAGTGACATTCCCGCCCGATGGAACAGGATTTGATTCAATCGTAATTGTTCCGCCTGTGCCAACATCTGAGCGAACCTGATAGTAATTTATGCCTGGTTCTACGGCAGTTATTGCCCATGAAAAATCAGCTTGCAAATACCATGTAGTTGACCCATCTGATAAACTTATTACAAAGTTCATATCCGTAGCAAATAACGGGTCATAATTCAGATAATCAATCGTAATCCGTAATCTATCCGTAACTGTTGATGTACGGGTAACAGGAATTAAATTATCATTCTCATAATAATTGGTAAGTGTCGGGTAAGTACCTCCATCTGAAAAGAATATTAACCCACCCGTTGGATAAGTACCCAAAAACATAGTGCCAGTCTTTGTCCATCCCGGGATGGTTACGGTATCACATGGAAGTTCCGGATCTCCAACACAACCGCGCGAAAACCCGCTAAAATCAGGATTGTCCAGTTCCTCGACTAAGTTATAATTCGTGCCATATTTCCACGCCATTGAAGCATTTTTATACGGTTTCTGAATTACGGTTGTTTGATCTTCGTTGATATGGAACAGAGGCGCAAGTACTGAACCCTCTGAATAACCGCCCAATAATTGAGCAAGATTTTTAGAAACTGTAAATCCTGAATAAGCAGGCTGGCCATCTTCGTATTTACGGAATATCAAAGTATCGGACAAAGCTAATTCATTCGGTCTGAAAACATACCAATCGCCCTCTGATTGAATAATTATAGCCCCCCATAATCGCAGAACCTTTTCTAAAACTTCCTGGCAGTCCAAAGGATTAATATTATCCTCTTTTAGATAGGTTTCAGCGTTTACGTAGGTCTGTGCCAAAGGGTCATCAGAATCCGTAGCCGGATAACTTTCCTCTGTAATGTTTACGCAAGTGTAAAGGTTAATATCAGGGATCTGAACGCGGTTCAGGCAGTTGTAAATTACCTCAATAAAAGTCTGCTTACCTAACCAGAAATTACCATCGTTCTGAACGTAGGAAAGGTTTTTAAGTAACCCCAATGTATCAACACAATTAGTCGAAATGGTATAAGGCGGATAAGTAAATGATTGCTGACATCCATCAGGGATAATAAACCCCTGCCAAATCTTTAATCCGTTCCTGAATACCTGAACCAACCACCTACGCTCATTTTCCGTATAAAGTTCCTGAAGCTGAAATCCCTCAGTAGCAATTAGGTTTAAATCTACGCTTGATGATTTGATTGGTTGCGTTTTGTCATCAGAAACTGGAGCGTAATTAATTGTTACTGGAAACTCAACCGCTTCAATCTGTTCTGATGTGCCGGCATAATCCAAGTCAAGAATATTGACAATATACAAATCCGATACGCCACCGACATCGCGCGTATCTCTATCAGCATAGAAGCTGAAAAAATATCTAAGCCCGTAACTCATGGCCCGAATCGTTGAAGTTTAGCACCCGCGCGATTTAGAACCCCGACAAGATTAACGCCTGAAATCTCAAACACTACCCTGCCACCGCTAAAGTCCGAGAACGAAGACCCCGAAGCCTGAGCGCTTATTTGTGTAGTTTGTGCGGGTAATGGAACGTCTTTTTTCTTTTTGAATAAACCACCTAAAACGGATGCAGCACCTAAAGCAAGTCCAGCGATAGGGATGGCAGTCCCTAATAATTTGCCGATACCTTTGCCTCCACCCTCTTTAAATAATGAACCAACCGCCCCAATTACGCCAGATTTAGCTTTGTCCTTTGATGCTTGATCTCCAAGTAATGCAAGTAGCCCGGTTGTTGCTTGATTAGCCAAAACGGATGCAAAAGTACTTAGTATGCTTTTGCCCAAAGATTCAAAAGATAGTTTCCCCCTAATCAATATCTCATCAAAGAAATTTTGAAAGGATGATTGTAATTGAGGCAATAGGTTATTTTTAAGGTTATCCAAAGGCGCTGCCAGCTTCATATTAATATCAGCCGGGAATCCTATTAATGGCGTTTTATTTATTTCAGATTCGGTCTTACGATATTTAGCAAGGAAAGTATCTAAAGAGTTTAACCGTTCGATTGTGATTGCTTTCTCTCTTGCAAATTTTTCTTTCTCGATTTTTGCAGCTTGTGATTTACCAATATCTCCGGTTAAGGTTGCGCCCTTAGCAATCTCCTGAACAACTGATTTTTCAAGTTGAAGGTTTTTATCGCGTAATATAACGGAAT